GTTACTGTTCCAGTACTAGTATTCATCCCTGAAATTATTAAGTCTGTAACCGTACCTGTTTCACTGTAATCAGGATCAGTGTCTTCCAGCCAATCCAGAGGCCTAAAATTTACTTTGCTATTATTAGTATAATTTTTAGCTAAAATAGGAGTCTCAAAATCACTCGCTAAATCATAATCTTGATCAGTGGCTGAAGTCGTAATTGTGCCTTTTTTGCGTCTAAAGTACCAATTAGGCGATTCGCCTACTAGCATCGCTGATACTATATCAACGTATTTATACGCATTATTTGTAAACGTAGATGAAGATGCTGTTAAGCCGCATCTCCTCAACGATATAGTCATTAACTCAGAAAGAGTCATATTACATATGCGCTATACGAGCAAGCGCCTCCGCGTCTTGTAGTTCACTGTCAAAATCCATAGAACCTGTACTTATATGATTGCCCATACGCCAATTTTCAATCCAAATAGTAACAGCTTCTGGGCCTTTTTCTATTACACCTTCAGGAGGAAATGGAACAAATCCCTCATACTCTTGTTCTATATACGCATCAGATTCAGTTTCGTCCGCTTGAGCTATATTACGAATACGTAATGTAGTAGTATTGGAATCTCTAACAGCCTCACCATTTGAACGCATATATTCGCGCGCTTGCTGATTAACATCTCCAGACTTCTTCTTCCTCACCGGAGGATTCCCTAAAGCTCGATTAATAAGAGCTTTAGTAGATTCATCGGCGTTAAGGATAACTTTTACCAATTCTTCGCCCGCAGACAAAGGCTTAGCCGGAGCCCGTCGAACATCTTCCACAGGCTTATCCTCATTAAGCTTGGACAAATCGCTCCTTAGCGTCGTACTTTCAGACATTACTTTTTCCTCGATGTTTTGCGTTGCGGCTTCGCCTTAGCCAATTTTTGGCCGGTCTTAGCCGCGTAACGCTTGGCTGCTTGTTTGCCAGCCTTAGAGTATGAAAAATGCTTTCCGCCAACTTTTGGCATAGCAATTCTCCTTATAAATAAGGTGAGGACACCGCCTCGATGCCCCCACCCTAGTGATACTACGCTACCAAACCTTGGAGAACTACACCCACATGTCCCGTATTATCAGGAGCATATGCAGCATAACCAACCAGTGGCTCAGTCTCAGCATCTTTAGCATGTACCGCACCTGCAACACCATCAGAGAGCGTAAGATTTTGAGCAATAGCAATAGTGCCGTCAGCTAAAATCGTAGCGACTCCAGCAGTTTGAAACCAACCGTAATAATTAGTAGTAAACGCAATAGGTGTGACACCCGCAACTACATAATCAGTACCCGCAGTAGCACCTACAACATTATTCCACAAATTACCAACGATTGCAATATCAGAATCAGTAGTTATCGTAACCTTGATCTCATCGAACAGTACAATATCTACCTTGCCGCTAGTCGTAGCACCAGTAGCACTATTAGACTTAATGCGATACTGAATACCCTCACCATCATCATCAGTGATCTGCAAATAACCACCCTGGTACTGATTAAGGGTTACACTAGCAAGCGTGATCTGAAGTTGCGTAGAACCTGCGGCAGGACTGTAATCGCCTGCAGCTGCAATTACAATACCATCACTTTCTACAAGAGCAGTTGCCGAAAGATCCTGCGAAACAAGCAAACCAGCAGCAATACCTGCCGCGGTATACCCGTAACGGAAAACCCGCCCGTCAGCTAACTCTAGCTTTTCTCCAATAGCATATTTTGCAGTAGAAGACTCGGTGTAAATACCTTGACCGGCTTTACTTCCGATACCTTCTCCGCCAACACGATTATTAGAGAAGTTATGATTAAGATACGACATTATTTTTTCCTTTCCCTATGAGCAGGGCTAAACCTCCATTGGCTTGGAGGCAGGATTATCTACTAGGTAAACGTAGTAGCAACCCCCAAACGACGGGGATTATTGATAACGAGTTGACATCCAAGTACAACAAACGCAACCTTCGCGAACTGATTCACAGGCTCCTTAAATGGAGTCTTTGCGAAGTTCTTGTTTGCCTGGATTTTCATCTTGATGTAATTGTCATTCAGCATATACAAATGCTGCGAAGCGCAATCACGATCATAACGGACAGTAGCGCCACGGAAATTCGGCATACCCGCATCAGCTGATCCGCGCGTGCCTGCTTCTAGCCGCGCATAACCTGTCGATTCAAAAATCTCTTGAAGATCGCCAAAAATGGTTAGCGTGGTAAAAATATCCGTAGGCGTTTCATTGCCTTCCGAACAATCGTTCCAAAGCGACGACATACCAGTGAGGCCAGCATAAAAGTCACCAGACTTCGAGTCTACATCAGTAGAAGAAGTATTGGCCTTATTACGCCACCAGGTATTGGTCGCACGATTGATGCCTCCAACAGTACCCGAAGTGGCAGTATCAGCAACAAGATCCTGGAGACCCAGAATCGACTTGCCAGACTGCGCACTGTAGAGCGCCGCATTGATAGCATCCCGAGCAGACATCATAGACTGCTTAGTTTTAGCTTCGAGCAATCGCATAGCACTGTCGCTTTTACGATTCTCATCTTCTTCGGTCATAGAAATCGTAATAGGAACAGCATAGTAACGCCACGGGAAGAAAGCCGCAGTGATACCATCAACAGCATCGGTACCGACAGTGTCATACCCGTCGAACCAAGTACCGCTATTTTTGCCGTACATTACGTCCTCTTGAATCTCTTTGCCGCCGGCCTCTACTTCTGCTTTCGAGTTAAACATACGCAACGTTGGATACGCGTCAAAAATCGTATCAGTCAGCCGCTTACGCTTAGAACGCATAGTTAGAGTCCAAGCAGCATCCCAAGTCTCAGTACTACTTGTAGCCGCCATTATTCAAATCCTATGTTCTTTAGTCCATCAAGAACTTGACTAGTATCAAGTCTGCCTGATGAATTATTATTATTGGAAGGGACAGAACGCGGGCCAGGCCCAGTCCTATTGGGCTTAGTCGAATTCTGTGACGCAGGAGATTGAAGACCCCCATTATACGCTAATGCTTTTTCATAAGCTTGCAATACCGTATAAGGTCTATCTGTCTCTGGATTGGTTTTTCCGCGAAAATATGCAATGTCATCCTGCATTTTCCAGATTGCATCACCGTGAGTAGCGGTAGCTTCGTCAATCTCCGCCTGAATTTGAGATTGTGCTTGCTGCTGTTGTTGCTGCTGACCCTGTTGGTAAGTCTGTAATATCTGACCTACACCATTTTCCACCGTACCTAAACGTTCTAAATACGGTTTAACTATGGCCTGAGCAATAGATTCTACAGCAATGGCAGCATCGTAACCTTCAGACTCAGCCGTGATACCCAGTGACGGCAAAATTGACCCGTTCTCCATAGATTGCGGTTGTTCTTCTTGGCCCTGGGCACCTTCAATTATACGAAGATAACGCTCCTCGGCTTCGCGCATGCGCTTTTCTTGGTTGCGCAAATCCATATTAGTACGATTTAAAACCGACTGTTGCTGACGCGCAACTTTCTGAAGAGGTTGATATTCAGATGGTACTTCATTAATATCTCCAGATAACCAATCAAACTGCACTGGATCAAACTCTTCTTGCGCCTCAGTGAATTGGGCGTCATTAGCTGCTGGGTCAGCTGCCTGAATTCCAACGTCTGGTCCGACGGGCTCGTCTAATCCTGCTCCAAAGACTCCTTCGCTGACCTCTTCGCTGGATTCAACCGGCTGTGTAGCTTCTGACATATGTCATACTCCTTACAATTATATAAATTCGGGAACTGAAGTTATAGGGTTAATAATACTAAAGCCAAGTCTGCAAGTTCCCGAGTTTTTGCAGAAGCTCTAGCCTCCCCAGTGTTAATATCCGTAACTATAATTGAGCGTGCCCATCCTTTTTCTTCCGTCACCTCGAATTTAACCTCGGCCAATACCATCGAGAGCCTCCTTTTCTAGACGTTTAATATCTTCTGGACCATTAATCCATCCGCCAAGCTGATTAGATTCTTTCTTTTGAGGAACGATTTCTTTTCCTCTACCTTGGTACCCTGGAGGACGTTCATGTTGGCGCGATCCTTTTACAGGGTCTGCAGCTTCAATTACGTCAAATTGTTTTAGCAATCGCTTCTTATGTGCGTAATCTTCTACAACACAACCAAATCCTGGATGGTATTTCCCATACATTGAAGCAGCGTTAGGATTAAATGCGGCAGGCCCAGTAATTCTGCCATAATGAATACTCATAGACTTTCCACAACATTGCGGAGCCCCAGTAATAATGTCACATTTTTCTACTCCGCACTTAGCGCAAAAATAATCATGATTTATAGCCATTTATGCGCCTTGTCCCGTTAGTGTTGCTACATCTGCAGTAGCGGCGTCAGCTGTCTCTTGAGCGTTCTGCCTTACTTCACTTATAATACCACCTTGACCGCCTTCTACTAAACGTCCGTCTACGCTTGGCTGTGATCCGCCCCCTTGAGGCTGTGCTACTAGTTGTTGATGCATTTCAACGTGCTGCATGGCAACCTGCATTACTAGCTGTTGTAACTGGGGAGGTACTTGAGCAAATTCAGGCCGTTGTGACAATGCTTGTGGGTTCTCTGCTTGAATATGCGCAAAGTGATCCATTCCTTCAGTAACTGGAGGCATTTGGCCTTGCATCAATAATCCAATTTCCATTTCTATAAGCGCAAGTG